TTAATGGAGTAAGTGAAGAAGAAAAAAGTTATAAAAATTTCCAATATTTAATGAGGTCTTTATTAATAATAAATAAACCAACAGGAACCTCACCAGAAACAAAATTAGAAAATGTAATCACACAACAAAACCAAAGATTCCAATTTGTATTGGGAGAATTTGTTAATTACAATGTCGCATTTAAATTTGGAAATCCAAGTAATTTTAATAAAAGATTATACTATACATTTTCAACAAGATATATTGAGGAACCAATTATTTATGGTCCATACGAACAAGGAAATTTACCACCACAAGTAAGTTTATCACAATCTAAACAACAAAATCCAAAAACTTGGTTGGCTTTAGAAAAATATGTTGGAACATCAACAATTACTCAATTAGAATATAAAAATAGTGGTTCTTATATTACGGACTTCTTTATTAATATGAATGTTGCGTTTAATGAAAAAAATGTTCAAGATTTTTCACCAATCATTAAAATATTTGCAACTCAAAAATTATTAAACAGTAACTTAAATGTTACAAGTTTTTATAACTTGATGGACAATTATTTAATAGATTCTGAAACTTATATTGGGACAGTTTTAAACACTATGTTACCTGTAGTAAGAAATGGTTTACCTAATGTTTTCATAAATAATGATGATAGTGCTAATAGAGCTGGATTGGAGGCAGGTTTTACAGAACAAACAAGAACGGAACTTTGGGAAACATTTAAAGCGTTAAATGACACATGGATTGCAGGATTTGATTTTCAAAATAAAACACTTTTTGAAGATGTTATGTTGGTTGATAGGGCTAGTAGAAATGTTGGAGATAAAATATTAGTGGACATTTTTGGTATTATTAATTTATTGGAAGATGGTGCAACAGAAAAACACTCAGGGTCAAATTCATACAAGAACACATTACTTGACATGGTTACAACTATTTTAGTACAAAATAACTTCCAACACTTTATGTTACCGGCTTATGTTAATTTTTATAATGTACAAGACGCACAAAAAAACGCAACACCTAGACCTGATGGAACACTCGAAGTTGGTAATATGATGTTTGGTACTTACTTAAATGTGGATTATAGACAAAGTTCTCCTAAATTCCTTTGTTATTATGTAAACAAACCGAGTGAACATCTTAACTTGAATGACAATATTGATTATAGATTTAGAGACGATGCTTTTGATTTAAGAAGGGCAAGCGATAATCCATTAGTTGAAAACTTGGCAAATAAAAATGATTGGGATAAATCTAATAAGATTGTAGGTTTTAATGTTGATATCACACGAGAGAATCAACAAATATTTACATCTTTTAGTGTCGCTCAAGACCCTGGTAAACCAACATCAGAATCATTGGAAGTTTTAAATCAAATGGCTAACTTAGGTAAAAACAGAAGATCAACAACTCAAAATGTTTCCTTGTATAACTTATACAAAAATAGAAGTTACTCATGTTCTGTTGATATGATGGGGTGTGCGTTAATCCAACCAATGATGTATTTTAATATTAGAAATATACCAATGTTTTCAGGACCATATATGATCACTAAAGTTACTCATGATGTTTCTGAAAACGGATTCAAAACACAATTTGAAGGAATTAGACAACCATTCTATAGTTTACCGACAGTTGATAATTTTTTACAGACATTAAATGAAAAATTAGTTTCTCAATTACAAACTAAAGTTAGAGAAAACGAAGTGTTAAACAAAGCTAAATCAGAGAATGTACAAATACAAGCGACTAATACTATTGCTAATTTAAGTAGTGAAGATACATTAACAAAAAATCAAGATTGTGCGGCACAAATAAAGTCAAGATATCAAGGATTTGTTGCAACGGATGAACCAACACCGACTTCGTTTTCTACAAAAGATTTATATAATACAATTGTACAAGTTCTTTTAGATAATAAATATTCTCAAACCGGAAGTACTTTTGGTGATTTAGTATCTTTAATGTTCACATTTGTATTTGTCGATTCAGGAACTGGTAATGGGTCAGAAATAAAAGCGTATGAGAATAATTTTAGCACTATTGATCTAACTCAAGTTTATGCTGATAAATTTTTTGAGTATATAAACAGAAGATACTATTGTGTTTCTAGAGGGTCTAACCCTAACCTTCCGGTGGTTTCGTTCAGAAGTTTATATGATTTTCTAAACTTTGTTCATTATTCAGTAAGAAATTTACCAACAAATATTAAAGCGGAATTACAAAACTTTGGGGATAATGAATTACCTTTTATATATGCAAAACTTTATGTTTTGTATTATCCTGTAAACCAAAACTCTAATGTTTATACTCAAATTGAAAAGGACAAAAATCAAATAGATAAATTAAGACAGGAGTTTATAAGCGCGGCAAATGTATTAACGGCAATTTTACAATAAACATGATATTTATAAATAAAAACATATATGAACACTAAATTAATATTAGATAACTACTTGGGTAAAAATACAAGAGTTTCAGAAAAAGATATGGGTGATGGTACTAAACAAGTTTGTGATTTAGACACAGGAGATTGTTATACCGTAAGAATGAAAGACGGATTGATTGAAAGAGTTGACAATATAAAGAAAACATTCAAAAAAATTCAAGTAGAAACCAAAAATGGTATAAAAACTTTATTGAACGGATAAAATGAAAATTGACGAAAAAATATTAAATGAGATTGCAAGATATAAATCAATAAATAAGTATATCATGGAACAAGATATTCCACCACCGGTTGAGGATCCAGCATTGGCAGGAGCAGGAGCACCACCACCACCAACTGATGTTGCAGGAGCACCACCAGCGGCAGGAGCGACTCCACCACCTGCACCACCCACAGGAGAACCTATTGATTTATCTAAAGATCCTGATGTTGAAGAATTACCTGGCGATGATGAAGAAGGAACAGAGGGTGAAGGTGAAACTGAAGAACTAGATATAACGGACTTAGTTGATTCACAAAAAACTATGGCAGATAAACAAGAAGAATATTTTGAAAACTTGTTTAATCAAATTAAAACAATGGAAGAAAAATTGGCCGAAATGGACAATATAGTTCAAAAAATTGATATATTGGATGCTAAAGTTGAGAGATATAGACCTAAGACACCACAAGAAAAACTTGAACTAAGAAGTTTAGATTCCGGACCATACAAACAAAACTTAGCAGACTTCTTTAAAGATAAAGAAGAAGAAATGGAAAAAACAGGTAAAAACGAATATGTTTTAACCCAAGATGAAGTTGAAAACTTTAGCCCTTCCGACATTGAAAAAACATTTAATGAACCAATGGAAGACGAAGACGATATTTTATTAAACAGATATAATTCATAAGTTTTAAGGTCGAAAATATAGACCTTAAACTTTTTTTACAATACTATTTGACTATACCTTTTTATATACCTATTATTCTACAATAAACCTTTAATTTAAATTTAACTAAAATGGCGACAAATTCATTAGACGCAGTACTTTCACAGTACGAAAAATCACAAAGTAGCTCAAACGCTACATCAAAAATGTCTTCAGAAGACCGTATGAAAAAATATTTCGCGGCAATATTGAAAGACAACGAAAAACAAGGTCAACGGACAATCCGTATTTTACCTACAACAGACGGATCTTCACCATTCAAAGAAGTATGGTTTCACGAAGTCCAAGTAGACGGTAAATGGCAAAAATTTTACGATCCAGCAAAGAATGACAACGAGCGTTCACCTTTGAATGAAGTTTATGAAGAACTTATGTCAACAGGAAAAGAATCTGACAAACAATTAGCAACACAATATAGATCTCGTAAGTTTTATATTGTAAAAGTTGTTGATCGTGATAACGAACAGGATGGTGTAAAATTTTGGAGATTTAAACACAACTACAAACAAGAAGGTATCCTTGACAAAATCATTCCAATTTGGAAGGCTAAAGGAGATATTACTGATCCTGATAATGGTCGTGATTTAATTCTTGAGTTAACAAAAGCTAAAACACCAAAAGGTGCGACTTACACGGTTATCCAAACTGTTATGTATGATGATCCAGCCCCAATTTCCAAGGATACAGATCAAATGGCTGATTGGGTTGGTAATGAAATGACTTGGGAAGATGTTTATTCAAAAAAACCTGTAGAATACCTTGAGGCACTTGCAAGAGGAGAAACCCCAAGATGGGATTCTGAAAAGGGCGGATACGCTTATTCGAACAATGAAACATCTGAAGTTTCTATTGGAGGCACAAAATCAGTTTCAATTACTGAGGTTGCGGACCCACAAAAAAATGATGAAGTAGACGAAGACTTACCATTCTAATTTAATTAGAAAAAGTATAACGGGAGCAGTTTATTGTTCCCGTTTTTTTATGTATATTTTATATAACAATTATTAATTATTATGGCATTGAAAAAGAAAGAATTTAGTTTAGACGCAATAAAAAATAAGTTTTCCACCAAAACAAAATATAAACCCGAAAGTTTTTATAATTGCGGGGAAGCGTTTATGAACTCTTGTGGATTACCTGGACCTGTAATGGGGGGTGTTAACATGTTTTTAGGGCACTCAAATACTTCAAAAACAACGGCAATGATTCTTGCTGCGGCTGACGCACAAAAGAAAGGTCATTTACCTGTTCTTATTATTACTGAGAAAAAATGGTCTTGGGAACATGCAATTGAATTAGGATTGCAAGCGGAGAAAAACGAACTTGGTGAGTATGATGGTATGTTTATTTTTAACGATTCATTTGATGTGATTGAACAAGCAACTGAGTTTATTAATGAAATACTTGATTCTCAAGAAAAGGGAGATATACCTTATAACTTATTGTTTTTATGGGATAGTATTGGTAGTGTACCTTGTCAGATGACTTTTGATGGAAAAGGTGGTGGAATGCACAACGCTAAGGTACTTGCAGATAAGATTGGTATGGGGATTCATTCAAGAATCTCAAAATCTAAAAAAGAAGAATATCCTTATTATAACACTTTGGTGATTTTAAATCAGCCTTGGGTGTTACTTCCTGATAATCCATTTGGACAACCTGAAATCAAGGCTAAAGGTGGTGAAGCGGTATGGTTGGCATCGTCATTAGTGTTCTTATTTGGTAATCAGAAAAAAGCGGGTATTAGTCACATTGACGCCACTAAGAATGGTAGAAAAGTGTCGTTTGCAATTAGAACAAAAATTTCTATATTAAAGAATCATGTTAATGGTCTTGGATATAAAGATGGTAAGATCATTGCAGTACCACAAGGTTATATTACAGACACAAAAGAGTCTTTGGATAACTATAAGAAAGAATATTCAGATTATTGGGAAACAAAATTAGGATATTCAGATTATTCTTTAGACGAATCTGATGATGACTCTGACGAGTAAAAAAGTATTTTCAAACAACTTAAAAAATTTAAATGATTAAAACTCTTGTTATTGACGGCAACAATCTACTAAAGATTGGGGTTTGTGGGGTCAAAGATTTTTATAATAACGGAGAACATGTTGGTGGGATTTGGCATTTCTTAAACACAACCAAAAGATTTTTGGATGAAGGAAACTACAATAAAGTTGTGGTTTGTTGGGATAATGAAAGTAGTTCAACACAGAGAAGATTATTTTACCCCAATTATAAACTTAACCGAAGACAAGCAAATACCGAAGAACAACTCCATTCATTCTCATATCAAAAAACAAGAGTAAAACAATATCTTGAAGAGATGTTTATAAGACATATTGAAATTGATGATTGTGAGGCTGATGATATTATTGCATACTATTGTAAAATATCTAAAGACGAACACAAAACTATATTCTCAAGCGATAGAGACCTTACACAGCTTATCTCTGAAGATGTGAGTATCTATTCCCCAATTACTAAAAAACATTATAAGAATGGGGATATGATTAAAATGTGCGATGTTGAAATACCTCATTATAACATTAAAACTTGGAAAATATTATCTGGTGATAAGTCAGACAACATTAATGGAATTTATTATTTGGGAGAAAAAACATTAGTTAAGTTATTTCCTGAGTTACTTGACAAAGAAGTAAATATCTCCGATATTTTAACAAAAGGGGAATTACTTTTAAAAGAAGATAAAGACAATCCCGCATTAAAAAACCTGTTAAGTGGTAGAACAAAAGATGGTATTTTTGGTGATGAGTATTACGAGATAAATAAAAAACTTGTGGACTTATCGGAACCACTAATAAGTGAAGAAGGAAAAGAATTAGTTGAATCTTATTATTCCGAGTCGATGGATCCCGACGGAAGAGGACATAAGAATTTAATTAGAATGATGATGGAAGACGGACTCTTCAAATACCTACCTAAGAGGGACGATGCTTGGGTAGGTTTTTTGACACCTTTTCTAAAATTAACAAGAAAAGAAAAAAACAAATTTAAAAACAAAAAAAATTAAAAAAACAAAATGAAAGAACAGGATATTACAAAGACAGAATTTTTGTTAATGTGCAACGACAACATCGTAGTTCAAAGATTCTTTAATGTTAGAGGGTTTAACAAAAACGCTCATAAATCGGAAGAATTTTATAATCATGTTGACTATCTTTGCCGCGATCTCAAAAATGATTTAAAAATGAGATCAATAGTTTATATGTTGGACCACCAATACGATATTTTAGAGAATCCGGAATTACTAAACACATCAATTACTGATGGTCCAGAAAATTTTAATTTAATTATTAAGGTAGGAGATATGACAATTTGTCATAGACGGTTTGACGCAAAACCATACCCCCCAAAGGTCAGATATACCGTAGACCTACGCCCAAAGTTAAAATCTATCATGGCGGATTTAACTGACATTTTTTCAGGTCAAAAATTTAATTATTTTTATCCCAAATTTATTAAAAACTAAGACTATTTATCTTTACTAAAGTAAAAAAAAATATGGCGACTATTAAAAATTTTGAGTATTTAGGTAATACATTTCAGTTACAATTGTTAAATCAAATTATTATAGATAAAGACTTTTCACACTCAATTCTTGATGTTATTGAAAATAATTATTTTGAAAATAAGTACTTTAAAATAATTATTCAAATGGTTAAAGAGTATTATATTAAATACGATCACACACCATCCTTTGAAACATTAGAACAGATTACAAAATCTGAACTACAACAAGAGATTGCATCCAAAATAGTTTTGGATACAATTAAGAAAATTAAGGACTCGCCTATAGATGGTGTAACTTTTGTTCAGGAAAAAGCGTTAAAATTTTGTAAACAACAAGAGTTACAAAAAGTAATGGGTAAGGCTCAAAAAATCATTGATGG